AAAGGCGCTTATGGGCTCCCAGTATTTGCGGATCAGCAATGCCCCGGCGACGACAGCCGCCACCACGCCCACCACCGGCCAGGCAATCGCGCCAAAGGATGCCGCAATGGTTGACCCGGCAATACTGAAACCGGTCGCCAGCAGGCCCGCCCCGGCAATCAGGTAGTTTATGCCCGCCATGACCGGCCACAGCACCAGACCCACGCCACCCAGCACAGCAGTCAGCCCGGTGATCGCCCCCGCCACTAACACGATTTTTGATACCAGTTCAGGATTTGTTTTCACCCAGGCGTTGAGCTTCCCGACCCACTGCGTCGCGGTCTGTGTGAGTTTGCGCAGTTGGTCGTCCATGCCGGTGAACACGTTCAGGCGAAGCCCGGAAAATGCCCCCTGTAACCGTTCCACATCTCCCGACAGGTTATCGCGCAGCGTGTTTCCCATTTCCTCCGCCGCGCCGCTCACATCACCGAGTCGGTTTTTCACTCCTGCAAGCGCGCCGAGGAATTTCGGGATCTGGTCAACGGATAAATCCTCTATCGGCGTACCAAACAGGGCAATCGCTGCGTTGGCCCGCTCCGCCGGGTTCTTTATTTTGAACAGACCGCGTGCAGTTTTCTGCATCGCCACACGCGCCTTTTCGCCACCGCTGGCGATAGCCGCTGACATTTTCCCGGCATTCAGGCCAATTTGCTGATATGCCGCGACACTGTTTTTCGACATATCCGAGCCACGGATCGAAAATTCCTTGATGGCATCACCGGTTTTATCCAGGGCGAATTTGCCCTGTTTCGACATATCGACAAGCAGCGACATCGCTTCAGCACCGCTAAAGCCCATATTGCGGAAATGGGTTGTGTATTCGTGCAGGATTTCCGGCATCTCACCGCGCATCTGTGCGGAAACCCGCTGCATACCGGACACGATGAGATCGAGCGCCTCATCGCTGTTTTTTGCGAGGCCATTTTTCATCATGATGCCTGCAATCTGGATGCTCTCGGCAGCTTCACTACCGAATGCGGTCTGCATATCCAGCGCCCGGCGGGTAATGCGGTTTAACTCCGCCTCACCCACATCGCCCATTGTCCCGAGGGTACTGCGCACCGCCGACACGGCTTCGGTGATACGCTCAATATCATCACTTACGCCTGACGCGCTGACGTCCTTGATCACCCTGGTATATTTCGCCCCGGTCTCACTGCTTTCGCCCTGGCGCGCTGCAATTAACGCGCCGCTTTTTTCTGCCTGCACTTCGGGGGCAATCAACTGACTACCGGCAAACAGGCCCGCTGTTCCGAGTCCCAGCGCCGCCGCACTGACGTTACGCGCACCGGCGACGATCTCCCGGCCCCGTTCGTAACGCGCCCGCACGGCATTCAGCCGGGCCTGTTGCTGGCTGACCCGCGCAAGTGCGGCGCGCTGGCGCTCCATCGTTTCGGTGGTCTGCGCGATATTGCCGCGTAACTGGCGCTCGGCAGCGGAAAGATTTCGCGTGTCGATACCGGCCTGTTGCAGTGCGCCGCGCTGATTCTGCACCGACAGGCGCAGTCCGTTGAACTTCGTTTGCAGTTCCGCCGCGCTTCGCCTGGCATTTTCCAGCGCTTTAACCTGCGCATTCGTCGGGTTAGCGGTGTTGCGCATCTGGAGCGCCAGCGCGGCGGCCTGCGCTTTTGCCTGCTCAAGCGCATTGCCGGTGACCGCAAGCTGTGCGCTTGTTTTGCGAAAGCCTTCAATCTGACGGGCGCGGGCGTTCAGCTCTTTGAGCTCATTCTGTGACCCGCGAATTTCACCGGAAAGGGTGCGGCTTGCCGCCTGCACCGCTTTAAAGGGTCGCGATGCCTGGTCTACCGCCCTGAGTAATACCTGTAATTTAACGTTATCGCTCATTCGTGTGTCCGCTTCGCTGGAGCGCTTTTTCGCGCCATATGACGAGCTCGGTCAGGCTCAGAGGAAATAACTCTGACGGCGGCCAGTGAAAGATCACCGCGATATCCGCCATCAGGTCATCGACCGTCAGTTTTACCGGGAAGTCTGCGCCGAGCTCGGTGACAAAAAACCGACCACCTGACCGGCCAGGGCAATTAAATCCGGCAGCTCCAGCGCGGCGACTTCCTGCTCGGTCAGCGACGGGGCCGTCATGCGCGGCAGCACTTTAATCAGTGCATCGACTTCAGAGTTGGCCACCGCCGCCAGGCTGACACCGCGAAGCGTACCGGCAGTGGGTTTAATCACGGTGATTTCTTCAATCACCTGCTCGCCACGTTTAAGGGGTTTATCCAGGATAACTACGTTTTCTTTGCTCATGGGATTCTCACGATTTAAAGTCGGGAAATAACCGGCCAGAGCACGCTGGCCGGCGTTTTATTACAGACCGATATTGCGGCGGTGCTGTTCCAGTCGGTCGACACCATTCACCTTCTCAATCATGTTGAGGGTGTCGATCTCGACCAGCTCCTTACCGTTCAGCTCAAGGCGGAAATAGGTACAAATCACAGAGATTTTCGCCTCGGTATCCTCGCCCTGTTTCGCTTCGCCGGTGTCAATTTCTTTCTGGCGGCCACGCATGACCACTTCTACCGCCACCGTTTCGCCGTTGTCGTCGCGCTGGTAAGAGCCCGCGAAACGGATCGGCACGGCGTCGGCATTCACTGCACCGTAAAGCCCCCAGATAACCTCATCGGGGAAACCGCCGAGCGACCACTCCATCGACAGGGCATCGTCATCAAGACCGAAATCGACCGGCGCGACGCCATTCATCCCGGCACCCCGCCAGTTTTCCAGCTTGCGGGTCAGCTTCGGGAGGGTGACGGAGGCCGCCACACCCTGATAGCTGTAGCCATCAAGGAACACATTCATAAACTTAAGTTTGCGCGGCATTGCCATTTAAAAGGCTCCTTACTTGCTGTTGACGGACGAGACCAGGTTAGCCAGGTACTTGTCGGTAATACGCTGGCGCAGGGTCAGGTTTTCCAGTGGCGGCACCGGCGTGTAGTCATAATCAATAATCAGTTTTCCGACCTTCAGGCTTTCGGCGTCGTTGGCCTCCTCATCAAACCAGCAGGTCGCATCAACGATGTAACCGCCGGTTTTCAGCTCGCGGAATTTGGCATTGATACCATCAACGATGTCGCGAATAAGCGTGGCGGTGACAGGCTTGTCGACAGCCCACATATGCCCCTCGGCCATTGTGTCGGCGATGACCTGCGCGGTGCGGGTGTAGTTCTCAAACACAAACAGCGGATCATCCGAGCAGGTGCGGTTACCCCAGAAGCGGAAACCGTCCTTACGGACAAGCGTTGTGACGCCCGCCTCGTTAAGCAGGTCGGCATCGGTGCCGGGCTCCTGTAAATCCCAGAACACATCCGCGCTGATGCCGGTCACGCCATTGACGCCCACGTTAGACAGGGTTTTGTGCCAGCCCTGCTCCTGGTCGATTTTGGCGCGCAGGCCCAGCGCCCGCGCCGTGGCGTATGCTGTGGCGGTGCTGTTCGCCGTGGTGTCCCATGCCAGAAAATCCGGCCAGATGACCATGAGCTCGCGCTGACTGAAATTCTCGCGATAGTCGATAGCCTCTGACAGGGTTTTGCAGCCCCATGCGCTGACATAGCCAAACGCGCGAAGCTTCTGACACACCGGCGCGAGCGCCGTCGCCACTTCCAGCGAGTCGAGGCCCGGTACACCGAGGATGCGCGGCTTCACGCCGGTAACGGCGGCGGCACTCAGCAGCGCCTTAAGCCCGGTGTATTTGCCGTTTTCGTCGGTGGTGCCGATGATGCTGGAAAGGGTCTGCGCTTCGGCGTCCGGGCCGGTGCCCTCCTCCACGCGCACCACCACAACAACCGGTTTTGCCTGGTCGGCGATGGCCTGGAGTGCGGCGCGCAGGGTGCCTTTTTTGCCTGCTTTTGCGATGGCGTTCTGGACGCGGGTAATTAAGACCGGCGTGTTGAGGGGAAATGTTGCGGCATCGGCATCGCTGGCCGTGCAGACCATGCCAATAATGGCCGTTGATACAGTCGAAATGACGCGGGTGCCGTCGTTAATCTCCAGCACCTGTACGCCGTGATGATAGTCACTCATCCGTTTAACTCCGTGGTTAAGGGGCAAGTAACATTGTCCAGGGCATTCGGTTGTGTGGCGATGTCTCGCTGTTTGCCTGTTAATGACACAACCACTGCAAAAACAAAAGCGGGCTTACGCCCGCCTGAATGTTTACGGTGTAGGCGGCCAGATAATATCCGGCGCGGTAGCGATGTCTGTGGCTTCCACCTCGTCGATGTAATCCAGTGTCTGGTTAAGCCTTAGGGTTTCTTCACCCGTTAGTTTGCGACCTGCCTGTAGTTTCAACTGTATAACGCTGATTGACTGCATAGCATCGTCTATGCGGCGCTGTTTTTGCTGTTCTGCCTGATTAATCAATTCTTCTACCGAAGGTTTGGGGGTGTCAGCCCAGGCAGGTAAACCATCAGGCCCGGCGACGCGTATTTTCCCTGCCGGTGGCAGTTCGCTAAAAAATTCGCTGAACACTTCCGCAGACATTAAAACCGCATCGTCCGGCCAGGTGCCGGTAGCTTTATAAATTTCGATGTCACTTTGCGGGTACGCGCCGTTTGTGGTTGCTGAATAATAAAATCCGCTCATCGTCCAATCCCTATAATGCGTGCAGATGCAGAAATCTGCCCCCAGTTATGCAGCTCTACCGCTGCGTTTGAAAATGCCCCGGCCACAACGTTTCCGGCTGTCGTATTCGGGGTAACAGCAACAGGGACGGCGATAGCAAATAAACAAACAGATAACGGGTACGCCCAGTACCCCACCCCGGTAGTGCCTGCCGGTACTTTTCCCGTTTCCAGCCACTGCAATTTAAAACCGTTCGGTAGCTTCACATAACCGGCGGAGGCATTTCCCACATATTCGAATGCTGACATGTCAGGGATTTGACCCGCGCCGGTGCCTACTGCCCGCTTCGCTGCGTCTTTTACACCGAGGTTTGCAAGAAATGCGGCTACGTCCGGTATATCCGCCCCGTTACTGGCCTTATCCATTTTTTTGGACAGTTCCGCTGTCATGGTTGCCGCAAAATTCGGATCGTCATTCAGCGCGGTGGCCAGTTCGTTCAGTGTGTCGAGTGCTGCCGGTGAGGAATCCACCAGGGCCGCCACAGCCGCCTTAACAAAGGCCGTGGTAGCAATCTGTGTGTTATTCACCGTCTGCGCGGCAGTCGGGGCCGTTGGCGTGCCTGTAAACGCCGGGCTTGCCAGCAGGGCGGCCACTGCGGTTTTCACAAATGCCGTGGTCGCGAGCTGTGAATTGTTGACGGTTTGCGCTGCCGTCGGTGCCGTCGGCGTTCCCGTCAGTGCCGGGCTTGCCAGCGGCGCTTTTGCGGCCAGCAGGTTTGTCATGGTTGTGGCAAAGTTCGGATCGTTACCCAGCGCGGCGGCCAGTTCGTTCAGCGTGTCCATTGCCGCCGGTGAGGAATCAATCAGCGCAGTGATAGCCGCTTTGACAAATGCCGTGGTCGCGAGCTGCGTGTCGTTTGACGTCTGCGCCGCCGTCGGGGCGGTGGGTTTACCGGTAAGCGCCGGGTTTGCCAGCGGCGCATAATCCGCCACGACCTGTTTCACATGCGCAGTGGTGGCAAGTTTGGTTGTGTTATCCGTTTTAACCGGCGTCGGCGCGGTAGGCGTCCCGGTCAGGGCCGGGGAGGCTTTCGGCGCGTACTGATTGTGTGGGTTAGCGGCGGCAAGGTGCGCGGCCATCAGCTCATCGGCATACGCCTTAACCTCAATAACCTTATCATCAACATATTTACGGGTTGCCAGCACGACCGCCGGGTCAATTTTCAGGGTGACCGCTTCCGTGTTTGACACGATGAGGATCATGCGGATGGTCTGGGTGCGCCCGCTGCCCTCCTGTAACTGCGGTTTATAGGTCTCCGGGCAGTTCGCCACGGCAATCAGTACACCGGCATCGTCATAAAGACCAATTTCACGTATCCAGAAACCACCCTCATTTTCCGGGATGATTTGCTCGGCAATAATTTGACTGGTGTTCTCGGGGTCGACGTTCAGCATATTCAGCGGCGCGATACGCTTCTGATTAATGAGCCGGGTCTGGGCCGGGTCTGGCGTGGGTAACGCGCCGTTACCGTCACCGACCGCCATTTGTGTAAGGTTTAATTTAGTGCCGAGCGCCGTCGCGTTCGCAAGTTTCGCCGCGCCCTGGCTTGTCAGAATTGCAAAATATTTCGCGGTCATGCGTTCACTCTCAGGTTATCGATCAGATGTATGGCCGAGGCCGGGTAAAAATCACCACCGACCACAATCGCCGCCGGTGTGTAGGGGTAAACTGTCAGTGCATCACCGTCATAACATCCCGCGCCCAGCACAATATTGCCGGTGGCGCTCAGACTGATGGCGAGGCCCGTCAGGTGCCGACTTGCCGGTTTGGCGTCGTCAATGAGCCGCTCAAGCTCCTGATACATTTCATCGGTGATGCCGGTATCGAGTACCCCGACCACCAGGCGGAACGTGCCCGGCTCCTCGTTGAGTTGCCACCATTCCCGCACCTCAATCAGATAACCGAGCGGCTCCACCACGCGCCGCAATGCGCTGATAGTGCCTTTGTGCTGATGGACATAAAACGAGGCGGCAATGACGCTGCGTTTGGTGGCTTCCGGCCAGTTAAAGTCCCAGCGGTCAACCGACAGCGCCCATGCAAGATAGGGCAAAAGCGCGACCGGGCACGTCTGCGGGTTCCACAGGGTACGCAGCGGCACCGGCACCCGCATAATATCGGCAGCGGCCTGCGCGGCGGCCACCTCCAGCAACGAGGAGCCGACGGGTAACAGGCGGTCATTACTCATCCGTCCCCCCTGCGCTTATGGTGTAATCCGTGCAGTAAGATGCCTGGTGTTTGGCGAGCACAATGTCAGCCGCCGGGGCCGTCAGCTCAACACGCTGCACCCCTTCAACATGCAGCGCGGCATAAATGGCAGACCGGCGGATGTCACGCCCGAGGCGGTGCTGTGCGCTGATGTATTCCTTAAGCCGTTGCTCTGCGGCCTCCCGCACCGGTTCGGACTCCGGGCCGGGATAAAAGTACAGCGTCGCGTCCACCCGGTACGGCACCATGACAGCGCTCTGCACGGTCACACGATCACCCACGGGGCGCACGTCTTCGGCGTTAAGTGCCTTTTCCACCACGGCAAGCAAACCGGTGCTGGCCGTGCCGTCACCCTCACGCGACAGGACGGTAATGGTCACGCAGGCCGGGGTCGGGCTGACCACGGAAATATCCGCGACACGTCCGTCGGCGCTGCGTCCGTGATATTCATACGCGCCCACCGGCCCCGCCACGGAAAGCCCTTCAAACGCCTGTTGCGCCCGCAGGCGCAAATCAGTATCAGATTCCATGACTGCCGGTGTCGGCGGGATGGTTGCATCATCCGCCGGGGTGATGGTCAGTCGCGTGGTGTTGTTGTTCGCGGCCATCACGTCAAGATCAGCCTCAGCGGAAAAGGCGAGCGTGGTCGCCAGTGCCGCCTCGTTGACACGCTGACGCCAGAGCATTTCGCGATAGGCGTTTTCTTCCAGGAATTTGGTTAACGGGTCGGACTCCAGCGCCAGCACGCGCGCGACAGCCTCCTGTTGCTCCGGGGCAAACAGGGAAATCAGTGTCCCTTTTCGTTCCGCGAGGATGGTTTCGAAGTCTGGTACTTCAACCACATCCGGCGCGGGGAGCTGGCTAAGGTCGATAATCGGCATGGTATTAACTCACAGGCAGGGTTAATGAAAGGCTCTCGCCGGTGTCCTTAAGCTGACCGGTCAGGTTGACGATCATCTTTCCGTCAAACTGGCGTTCGGTGGTGATGCTCATCAGCGTGATACGCGGCTCCCATTTCAGGATCGCCATGTAACACGCCACTTTGATTTGCAGCTCCAGCGCAGGGGTCTGAGGCTGGTCAATCATGGCGGATAACAGCGAGCCATAATCACGGCGCATCACACGTGACCCGACAGGGGTGCGCAGGATATCGCCCACGCTCTGTCTGATGTGCTCCGCGTCCGTGATGGCCCGCCCGGTGTTACGGTTCATACCCAGATAACGTGTCGTCACTTCGTCCCCTCCGTCCAGCTTCCGCCACGCTGCACTGCACCATGACCGTGGTCGTCAAGCTGCACACCGTTAGACGTAAATGCCCCGCCGCTGTGCTCAATATCGCCGCTCATCTTTCCGCCCTCTTGCACCTCAAACGTCGCGGTGATCAGCTTGTTGGTGCAGACCACTTCCGGCGAGTCGAGCGTGATGCGGGTCGACGCTTTCACTATTACCACCGGCACGGTTGCCGTGATGGATTCTGACGCGGTGACGTCGGCGGTTTTAATGCCGCTGACGGTCAGCGCGCCGGTTTCCGGCTCGTACTCCATCACGGCACCATCCGGGAACGACACATGCCAGGCATCAGCCGAGGCCGACGGCGCGGCGTGGTCATCCGAAAAGATGGCGGGCAGCACAAACGCGGTGTCGAGCTCGCCGCCAATGGCGAGGATCAGTACCTGCTCACCCACGGAGGGAGCCCACCATGTACGCGAGCGCCCGGCCCGGTGCGTCAGCCACTGGAGCCAGTCGGTATAAATGCCGCCGGTCTGCACACGGCAACGACCGGCGTTAAGGTCGGTTTCGACAATGACACCGGTGCGTATCATGTTGCGAAGTGCGCGGGCGAGTTCCTGGATAGTTGAAAGTGTGTTCATAGCGGAAAGAATGCCGCCGGGCAGATCCGGCGGCAATGCGGGCGGGTTTTGTCATGCATGGCACAACTACCCGGCAAGATGATTGATAATTGCACTTTCGATAATCTGACGGTCAGCATCAGAAAAACCGAGTAAGGGGCGCACCGGGTACAGTACGGCCTGGCTGTTCTGGCCGGGCTTATCACGTAACCCGTACTGATGTACACGCGCAATGCGCTGCACCTTACCGGTAAACTCCACCGCCGCCGCGCTTTCGTCTGCTACGGCTTTCATATAGCGACTGGTGCGCAGCTTCGCGAACATCTCGCGCTTAACCCGGCCCTTTTTCCCCCTGATGGTCTGCGGGCGTCGCTCCTCGTAGGGCGTGCCATCCGGCGCACGCTGAGCCTTAATCCGCTGTTGCTGTTGCTGGCGCAGGGTCTTCGCAATTTCAGCGCTGAGATTACGACGCCCCGCCGGTGACAGGGCGGCAATCAGCGCGGCGAGCCGGTTTTCAAACGGATTTAACTCACTCATCCCATTTACTCACCAGTTCGTCACGCATCCAGAGTTCCATCGGGCGCGCGACCGGCTCCGGCGGTGCCGGTTCCGGGATATTGTCGATATGCAGCGCCGCACCGACCTGCTTCACCAGGGTGCGCTCGGTCAGCATCAGGCTGATACTGATGTCTAACGAGCTGTCATTGTTGATATCTGCAATCCACGTAAAGCCCTTTTTGCGACCCTCATCGGTGGTCATAATGTCGGGCTGATACTCGCGCAGCCAGGCCAGCACCGGGACAAGCAGTAAATCCA